CCATAAAAAATGGTTATAAAAACATATTTTATGGTAGAAGGAGAATAAAATGGCTTTCACTTGGACAGGAGACCCTGCTGCAAGTACAATTGAACAGATTCGTTGGGAAATAGATGATATTGATTCTGATAATCCTAAATTTGCTGATTCAGAAATTCAATATGCCTATGACCAAGAACATTCGATTTATAAAGCAGCAGCCAGATTATGTGAACAATTGGCAACTAAGTATGCTGATAGTGTTGACCGTTCTTTAGGACCTTTAAGAGTAGCATTATCTCAAAAGATGGATTTCTACTCTAAAAGAGCCAAGGAACTCAGGCTAAGGGCACTTGTTTATGCTGAACCATATGCTGGAGGTATTTCTGTAAGTAAAGAAGAAACATTCGAAGAAGATAGCGATTTGAATCAACCTTATTTTGAAACAGGAATGCATGATAATAGTTAAATAAACAACTAAGGAGAAGATTATGGGAAATACAATGAAATATTTTACACCTTGGTTAAATAAAAGCATTATTTATAAAGCTAAAATAAGCCAGAGTGGAACAGGGATTGTATATGCTTCAGAAGGAACAACCTTTCCCTGTTACATCTCTGGTGAGATAATTAAAACTGTCAATGATAAGGGTGAGGAAATCATATCAACTCAACAGATTTATTTAAATGGTGAGACAAGTGGAGTTTCTGCAATTGATTTTACTGGAATAGTTGTAATTGATTCAAGAAATAGACCAATTAAGTCAATAAATAAATTCTATGATGAAGATGGTGATTTGGATTTGATGGTGTTGCTGCTGTGATAACTGTGGATATAAAATGGAGTCAAAAGTCTATAACAGACCTTATTGCTAATTTAAACAAATTAGGAATGGATATTAATAGCAACGCTGGAGCATGGCTTACAGAAATTGCTGAAAATATAATGGCTGAAAGCAAGGCAGAAGTTCCTTATGACACTGGTACACTTCAAAGTTCAGCATACATTGATAAACCAAGAAATATAGGAGATAAAACTATTGTAAGAATGGGCTATGGAGGACTTAATGACAAGAAAAATCCAGACAGTGGAAAAATGGCTAGTCAATATGCTTTAACTGTACATGAGACTAAAGAATATAGACATCATTATGGAAAGTGGAAATTCTTAGAGCATCCTGTAAGAAGGGCTAAAAAAATGATGAATAGTATTCTTAAACTAGGAATAAGAGCCATGATACAGAAAGCAGGTGCTAGAAGAGTTGTCAGATAAAAATTTATTGTTAGATTTAGTTGTTTATCTTATTGCTTATGCATCGGACCCTGATATTACAGCAGATGGTGTAGATATTTTTAGGGATTGGATGCCTGATAGTCCTGATAACGCAACGTGTCTTTCAGAATATCCAGGAGAGACAGCAGAAAATGGTAATGCTGATTTAAGGTCTGTTCAAGTAAAAGTTAGAGCCAGCAGTTACGAAAGTGGAAGAAAGAAAATTTGGAGAATATATAAATGTTTATATGACCCAGAAAATGATGTAAAAATAATTGATAATATTACAGCTAATAGATGGGGTATAATAAAACCAAGACAGGCTCCCTACCATCTGAATAGAGATGAAAGTGACAGAGATATATTTGTATTTAATATGGGAGTAACGACTGATAGAGATGAATAAAGAGAGGAGGAATTTAAATGAGTAATACTGGAGTAAAAGTAGCTTTAAAAGATTTATACTATGCATTATTGACATCAGATGGTTCAAGTGGGGCTGTATATGGCACACCTGTACTAATCACTGGTCTTATAATGGCTAATGTAAATCCAAATTCTAATATTGATACTTTGTTTGCTGATGATGGTCCATATGATACTGCTGCACAACTTGGTAAGATTGCACTTGAGCTAAATGTAGCTGATTTGTTACCATCTATTTGTGCAACACTTTTGGGTAAAACTGCAATGAGTGCTGGAATTACATATGATGCATCAACAGATACACCTCCATGGCTTGCTATAGGGTTCAAATCAAAGAAATCTAATGGTCACTATAGATATGTATGGTTATTAAAAGGTAAATTTAGTGAACCCGAAGATAATGCTCAAACACAGGGGGATACTGTTAATTTCCAAACTCAGACAATAACAGGAAACTTTGTGGCAAGAGAATATGATAATAATTGGAGAAAGAGGGCAGATGAGGACGAGGTAGGTTACGAAGCAACAACTGGTACAAACTGGTTTATAGATGGTCCTGATGCACCTTAATAGTTAGTTAAAAATTTAAAAAGGAGAAAAAATAAAATGAGTAATGCAAAGAGTGTTAAACCTGTAGAAAGAACATTAAATATAGGAGATAAAACTTATATAATTAAGTTTACATTAAATTCATTTATTGTTCTTGAGGACTTATATGGAAGTATAGAAGAGGCAATGAAGAAGCTTGAAGGAGAAAAGGTAATAGATGAAAAAACTGGTATGGTAGTGATGGAAACAATAACAGATGAAAATGGAGAGGAAAAAACTGTTGAAAAAAGAAAAATAAGCTTTAAGGTAATTAGAAATATTCTATATGCAGGTTTAATATCTGCACAACCAGACATCAAAGAAGAAGATGTAGGAGACTTTGAATTTGCTAATTTCAAAGAAATAATGTCAAGCTTAATGGATGCTTTGACAGGTTCACTTCCACAAGCAAAGGAAGAGAATCAAAAAAACTAAGAGAGGTCCCAACCGTTGGATTTGATATGAAAGAATCTGACGGTTGGGATTGGGAGGTTATTAAATATGCTGGAACAGTTATTCTTGGTAAGAGTGAACAGGAATTTTGGCACTCTACTCCACGTGAGATATGTGCTTTAATGGCTGTTCATAATGAAGTTAATAACCCAAAAAAGAATGATGATTGGAATACCCCTACAGGGTATATAGACCAAACAGGAATATAGGAGAAAAATATGGCTGAAACAGCTGGAACTTTAACTGCTGATTTAGAGTTTAGAACTAAAATGACCGAGTTACAGAAGGATATGGTACGTGTACAAAGTATCATAAATAGGGCAGCTCAAGATATTAAAAGTAAAGTAAATACTAATATAACTTCTTCATGGGATAAAGCTACGAAGTCAGTTAATAATTTTAATAAAGGTGTATGGAACGTATATACCAGCTTAAAAGATATTTGGCGAGTAGCTACTGGTATATTGATGTCCCAACTTATTTATCGTGGAATCTTGCAACCTATACAAAATGCTTGGTCAGAATTATGGAATTTTAATCAAGAGCTTGAAAAAACACATATTTCACTACGTTATTTCCTTGAAGATGCTAAAAATGTAGATGAATTTGTTTATGCTATGCAGGATTTAGCTGCTACTACACCTTATGTATTCACAGAGCTTGCTGATACCGCTAAAATGTTCTTTAGATATGGATTTACTGAAAAACAAGTTCTACCTATGGTAAAACTTATTGCAGATATGGGTGCTGCAACGGGAACATCTGCTGACCAGATTAATCATTTAGCTATGGCATTTGGTCAGGTTATGGCTAAAGGAAGGCTCGTATCAGAGGAAGCAAAAAGACAAATAGGTCAAATACTGCCTATTAACCAAATACTAAAAGACGAATTAGGCATTACTGTTGAGCAACTTGGAGACGTATATGTTTCGGCACAGGAAGGTTTAACTGCAATATTTAATTGGGTAAGAAAGAAGTATCCTGATGCTGCTTATTATATGGAGCAAACTACTCAGGGACTGTTAAGTTCAATTAAAGACTATGCATTATTTATTGCACAGGATTTAACCAGTGGTATGTTTGATAATATAAAGGCATTTCTTAAAAATATCAGGGATACTTTAGCTGAAGCAAGACAGGCTCTTAGAGAGGGTGGATTACAAGGATTATTAACTTCTTTATTTCCAGAAAATATTGCTTTAAACCTTTATCAACTTATTAGTATTATTCATGGTATAGTACAATCCTTTAATCAAATGTGGCAGGTTCTTGCTCCTGTAAGGCAGGAACTTTGGAATATTTCTGTAATATTGGCTAAATTTGCTGCTTCTGGATTTGCCATGTTTGTTAGGACATTACAGGCAGTAATAACTTCGGCAACGCAAGCAGCTCCAGTTCTTAGAACTTTAGTAAGTGTTATTGCTGGACTTGTTATAGCCTATACAGCTTCACAGGCAATAACAATGTTAGTTGGGGGCTTTGCTGCTCTTGTTAGATTTGTAACAGGGGCATTGACACCATCACTTCTTATGGCTATAAAGGTTATTTCAATATTTGTTGGTTTACTTGGAGGAATACTTATCGCAATACCAAGAGTAAGAGAATGGATAGGTAATCTTGGAAACACATTTGCAAGAGTATTTGGTATTCAGATTCCAGCAAGTATTGCTGTTACAAAAGCAGCCATGTCTGGTGCAGGAACATATGATTTGGATTTTAGCAATATTGAAGAAGGATTTGAGGATGTAGGACAGTCTGCTGAAGAAGCAGGAAGTAAGATTAAGGATACTTTCCTTGCAAGCTTTGATGAAATCTATCAAATACCAGATAAATTAAGTGCGTCTGGAGCAACAGGTATTGGAGATTTAGGTGAAATTGAAATACCAGAACTTGGTGATATGGGCAACTTTGGAGCAGGTCTTGAAGAGGCAACTATTAAAGCTAATGATTTTAGCTTCTCTTTAAAAAATCTAAAAGACATTATGAAAGAAGTATTTGAACATGGCGGTAATGTTGTTAAAGGATTCTTTGGGGCTATCTGGGACACACTACAATTAATAGTTCCAAAAATTATTCTTACATTAACATCTGCTTTCCCTAATGTAGTAGCTACTATATCAAGATTAATTTATGCCATAATTGAAACAATCATTATTTTAATGCCAAATGTTATTCAAACTATTTCACTTCTTATATCTACAATGTTAAATGCCTTTAAAACTTATGGTTATGAAAACTTTGCTGGAATAGCCATCGTACTTGCAGGTATGTTTGCAAAGATGGCATATCATCTTGGAATGATAGCATATTCATCTGCTGAAATGATAGCATCAAGCTTTATGGTTCCTTTAAAATATTATTTATTTCAAGGAATAGCTAATTTGGGAATAGCTTTAGTTGAAAATATTGCTAAGATGTTTCTCAATATAATATCTACAATACCTATGACCAGACTGGCTAAACCAATTGCTGATAAGTGGTCATCTGAAGTATCAGCTTGGGCATTAAATCAAACTAAACTTGTTGTAACTGCTGTTGATGACCAAATTCTAGCTGAACAGGATAAGACAATAGAACAGATGTCTAAAAATATTGAATTACAAACTGGCGGACTTATTCAGACATTTGCTGATATGATGGGGATGCTTGGCGAAGAAGTTCAAATATTTACCGATAAAACTAAACCTATTTGGGTACAGTTTGGAAATGACTTAATAACATTATGGGATGGTACTGGAACACAACTTCTTGGAACATGGGATAAATTCTTTACCGATACACAAACATCTTGGTCAGATTGGTGGACAAATTCTGGTAAACCATTATGGGAAGGTACTGGAGCAGATATACAAACTATCTGGTCTGCTTGGATGACTATGACTAAAGACGAGTTTGCTATATTCTGGAAGGATATACAAGATATTCATCAACAGGAAGGAAGTAAACTTCCTGGAGAAGTTCATCAATATTATGATGACATGAGAGGACAAGTAAATGATACTATGAGTCAATTACCTGGAGAAGTTCATCAATATTATGATGAAATACGAAGTGATGTTGGAACAGAAATGAAGAATATGACCAAAGAAGTTTCAACTGAGATGACTAAGATAAAACAGGAAGTTATTGATAAACTTGACCAAACACAAGCTCCAGCAGTAGCAGAAGTTAAAGATGTTCAGGAAGGTATTGTAGAAGAATTTAAAAAAAGTGAATTTCCAATAAAGACCTCTATCGGTACTTGGAAACAGATGATACTTGACCAGAAGACATTTATTGTAAATTCGGCTAAAGAAGTTGCTAATGCAGCAACATCTGCAATGAATTTAATATTTAAAAACTTCCATCCTACAGTTGGCATAAATATCAAAGTACCAGATATTGAAATACCTGATGTTGAAGTTGGAGGAAAATTAAAAGGGTTTACTATTGAGGCTCCTCATGCAGCAGCAGGAGCAGTTGTTTACAAAAGCCAGTTAGTAAATGTTGGTGAAGGTGGAAAACCAGAAATGATAGCCCCATTATCTGAAAGTGCACTTGCACCATTTGCTAATATGATTGCAGGTTTAATTGTTGGAAATAGAATAGAAGAAGCATCTTCTGAATATGTGGCTGTTAAAATGAAACGGTCTGATTTAGTAAATTTGGAGAGAGACTTATTTAAAATTAGAAAAGCCGAGACACTTAGAGTAGCTGGGAGGACAACATAAATTATGGCACAGTTAATAATGCTGAATGGGGTAGAAATAAAACAACCAAAACCAGGTGATTTTGGGATTGAACGATATACATTGAGTACAGCAGGGAGAGTGGCTTCGGGAAAAATGATGTTAGAAATTGTAGCTAAGAAAACCAAACTAACTTTCAAATATCCTATATTAAAAGGGGCAGAATTAAAAGCAATTGCAGATATTGTAGATGGAGATACCGCTTTCTTTGATGCAGTATATATGGATGACAATGGGGAAATAAAAACAATAACAGTTTATGCTGGAGCATTGAAGTATAATAATTTTAGAAGTAATCAAGGAATTTACTGGACTGATGTGCAATTTGACCTTATTCAGCAGTAATGTTATAATAAAAGTATGAAAACAAAAATATGTACTAAATGTAATAAAGAGAAAAGTATTGATGACTTTCATAAACAAGTATCAAGACCTGATGGGCACCGAGGTGAATGTAAAGAATGTACTAAAATTAGAACTAAAGTATACTACGATAAAAATAAAGAAGAAATTAATAAAAAATGGAAAATATGGGCTATAGAAAATAAAGATAAGCTTAATGAAATAAATAAGAATTATAGACTAAATAATAAAGATAAATGTACTTTAGCTTCTAAAAAATGGAAAGATGAAAATCCAGATAAAGTTAAAACAGCAAAAATAATATATAGAAGTAATCCCGAAAAAGTAGAATTGGAATTAAAATCACATAAAATATGGTTAAAAAATAATCCAGATAAAGTTAGAAAATATAGTAGCAATAGATATTATAAAAATAGAGATAAAATTGATGCTAAAATTAATAAAAATATTAGTAAACATATGTGGGAATCATTGAAGGGAAATAAAAATGGGTGGCATTGGGAATCTTTAGTAGGTTATACATTACAGAATCTAATAGATCATCTTGAGAATTTATTTCAGCATGGAATGAATTGGAATAATTATGGATTTAAGGGATGGCATATAGACCATATTATACCAATAAGTTTATGGAAATTTGAATCTTATGAAGATAGAGAATTTAAGCAATGTTGGTCATTATGCAATCTTCAGCCATTATGGGCTAAAGATAATTTAGTGAAAGGAAATAAATTATATGAAAATAGACGAAAATAAAATAAATACCAAGAATAATAATATTCTTTTTGGTATTAAGGAAATTAATAAGTTGACAAATCAATTATTAACAAGTAAAAATGATATTAGTATTAATTTACCTTATCTTATTAAGTTAATAAATGATTTAGAAAAAGATGTAAATGAGTTAAATTTGGTGAATAGTTATATTAAGGAGGATATAAATAATGAAACAACAAAATATTTTAGTTAAGTGTGAAAATAAAGGAGGGATAATTTATGAAAGATAGTGCAAGATTTAGAGGGATTTGGGAAATTGAAGTTTATGAAAAAGCAGGAGGTAAATTACTATCAAAATCACAATGTCATAATATTATAACAGATGAAGGTCTTAATCATCTTCTAAACGTAGTTCTTCATGATACGGCAAAGAAAGCAACATGGTATTGTGAACTGTTTGAAAGTGATACCACACCTGATGGTTCAGAAACTTATGCTGTACCTGTTTATACAGAATGTGAAGCTTATGATGAAGCAACAAGACCGGAATTTAATAATGCTGCATCAACTGAAGGATCAACTACCAATAGTGCAAATAAGGCAGTATTTACTATGAATGCTTCAAAAACACTTTATGGTGCTTCAATAGTATCTGTAAATACTAAAGGTGACGAAGCTGGCGGTGGAGTATTATTCTGTTGTGGTAAATTTGGTACAGCACAACCTGTTATAAGTGGTAATGTAATAAATTTAACATATACGGTTACTGCAAGCGATGCGGGGTAAGAGAAGGAGATAATAAAAAATGGTAGATAAAAAAATAAGTGAACTTACTAATTATACTACGCCAATAGATACTGATATATTACCTATTGTAGATATAACTTTATCTGTAACTAAGAAAATTTCTTGGGCAAATATTAAGGAAAATGCAACTTCAGATTTAAAGTCTAATGAAATAATCTGCATGGCTGCAGGATTTAATATCAACGGCAGCACTGCTTCACTTGTTGACACAGCAGGTACGGCTGCTAAGTGTTATGCACAGCATTTAGCGGTGGCAAAAACTGAATGGTTTGATATGCCTAAATTTTTAGTGCCTGCTGATTATGACGGTGGCGATATTGATATTTCGATTTGCTTTAGAAGTGGAGGGGCTTCCAAAACTCACTCTATGGGCATAAGGGTAGCTTCCGTTGCCACAACCGAACCTCACAATCCCGACCTTGCAGCGGCTTACCAGTTATATAATGCCGAAGCCTCGGACGCCACTATCGGTGATGTAAAAATCAAGACCGTTACTGTAACTCAAGCAAACCACTTAATGGTAGCAGGGGAGATCTGGCACTGTAAATTTGTTGTTGAGGACGATGCCGAATGTGATGCAGATGCGGTGTTGATTGACTGGATAGATATTAAATGGAATAAGGGGTAATTATGGCTATAAAAAAATTTACACTGACAGACGATGCTTATATTGATACCGATAACCCCACTACAAATTATGCTTCTGTAACTACAATACAAATATTATATAATAATTATAATTTACAGATGGCATGTTTAAAATGTTCCCCTATGTTATTTGGTATAAAAGTTAAATCAGCAAGACTGGCACTATATTGTACCGCTAAGGGCGGAACAGCACAGAATATATCCATATATGAAAATACATCCGATTTTAGCGAAGCGACAGTAACCTATAATACAAAACCTACAACGGGCAGTGCGATAGATACTCAAGCACCGGCAACAGCACTGGCGTGGTATTACTGGACGCTAACAACAGCAACGGTTCAGCAGTGGGCAAGCGGCGGTAATAATTATGGGTTATCAATTAAGCAACCCGCATCTACTGGAGCAGGTACACAATATTTTACTTTTGCTTCAAGTGAATATGCGGATTCGGCACTGCGCCCCTATATAGAAATAACTTACAACCCCAGCGGTGGATTAGGTTATGGCAATCCCTGGATATTTTTAAAAGACATGTGGGAAAAACACGATAGGTTGTGGAAACCAAAATTAAGTGAAGGGTATAGCTACTGATGTCAAGTTATATATTAAATGAAGATACATCATATATTTTACAAGAGGATAGTAGTAAGTTAATTCAGGAAGCTATTGAATTAATAAGAACTGATGGTCTAACATCAGAAGAAAGCAACACTGAATCAGGAATAATGCCAATTGCCAAAACAGATGGCTCTAAAATAGCAGATTCTAAATTACTTGCAATGTTAGCAACTTTACTAAAAAGTGATGGAATAAAAATTGGGGAAAAATCTATTGAAATCTTACGTCCTAATGCTGATGGCGATATAACAGAATTATGGAATAATGATATTCCACCAACTCAAGTAGATAATTGGTCTTATATTGATGAAGAAGATGCTAATGATTATGATCGTGTTGGAAATCCTTATGATTATGGTACTTATTATGATTTATATGAGCTTCCTACACATTCTGGTATTGGTACAATAAATAAGATTACTGTTAAGGCAAGAATGTCAAGACTTTCTGAAGATGATTATGGTAGAATAGTTATATTAACAAATGGAACTGTTTACTTTAGTGACGACCTTACTACTGAATTAGAAACTTTTGAAAATAAATTATTTGTGTGGACAGTAAATCCAAAAACAGGATTAGCGTGGACATGGAGTGAAATAGATGAATTACAAATAGGATTTGAAGTTAATAATAATACAAGTTTTGTTGGTTGTTCCCAATTATATGTAGAAGTGGAATATGGGGGTCCTATCATTGATATAGGTAATATGCCTAGCATATTAGATTCATTATTAATATCAAGTAGCAATTTAGAAAGTATGTTATCCTTACCAATTGGTACTGAAGGTATTAAAATTGGTGAATCCAAGTTAGTTTCAATATTAGCTCAACTATCAAGAATTGATAATTTAAGTATAAGTGATTTTAAAGAAATTGCAATAGTTCTTTCAAGGTTAGATAATATTTCCATAGCTGATAATACCTCAGAAAATCTAATTTCATATCCTTCCATAGTAGATG